CCATTTTTCCATCTAAATATACATCACAAATTTGATTATCAATACTAATCAAAACATGGACCCATTTTTGCAATGGGAAATTATTTGTTATTTCAATTGTATTAGAGAAAATTTCAGTAGAACTTGTTGAACTACCAGTTTGTAACATTAATATAGAACGATTTTCATCTAAATAAAGTTTTGTATCATAATCTCTTTGGAAAATAATCTTTTCACTACCAGTATTCCAACTATCAACATAAACCCATATAGAATAAGTAAAACGTGCTGCATCGGGTTTAGTTAATTTTGTATAAGGAATAGATGCAACTGAATCTCTTGAAAGACTTTTTTCGTCTTTTTCACTAGTAGAACCGTCAAAATATTGACTAAATAACATATAAAATATAAGAATTAGTAAAACAATACCTAAAATAACAACAGTTGTATTCATCTATATATTTTTATATTATATTATTTAATGGCGGATTATTGTTTAATAATAGATTATATTTAATTGCAATTTCACTATCTGATAATACTTGTGGATAATAAATAACATTACATATAGAACCTTTTAAATTATCGTCACCTATTTCTATTTTGTCGTTATCTGTTTTATTTTTAATAATATTACTCATTGCAGAATATTCCAATTTGCCATTAATAAATAAATCACATTTGTTATTATTATAATTAAAAACAACATTATGCCATTTTTGTTCTTCTAAATGAATTAATGTTTCAGAATTATTTGAACTATCTTGAAACAAAGTAAATTTACATTTTTTAATTTTTTCATATCCAGTAACAACTTTTGTTGTTGGTTTATTTTCAATATTTGGTTGATTATCAATATATTCTATAAGTGGTTCTCCGCCATAATTAAAAACATGTTTTACTTTTGTTGTATTATCTTGAACGTTTAAATAGATCCACAAAGATATAGTATAATTTTGAATAGATTCTTGATCGATTTCTTTTTCAAAACCAAATTCTCCTCCATTTTTATTTTTTGGATTAGTTTTTGGTAAATCCTTTCCCGTTGCAATGAGTTGTTTTCTATCAATAAATCTAGGATTTTCCATAATTACTTCTTGCGGTTTTGATATATATTTTTTATAAATAAGTGGTAATACAAAGTAACCAGTTAAAACAATAGTTTCGACTAATAACAATAAATATGTAACAGATGGTGTTAATTTAAGTTGATCTTTAACAAATATGAAAAAATCTCCAATAATACAAGGAATATAAAAAATAAAATTAACAACAAAACCCCAAACACCAGGAATACGTCTTATTTTTTCACTAAATAAATTGAAAAATATCGATAATCCTAATACAATAGCTATTAACAAGAAAGCTTGTGATAAAAAAATATACATTTCACTATTGACTAAATTCAAATTTGAAAAATATTCATATGCATAATAGTAAAGTATAAATAAAATAAGGAAACCTAATAAAACATATAATGTCATAGATTTATTTTTAGTTTTACTCAAATATATAGATGTTGCAAAAGATATACCACAAAAAATCATTATAAATAACAAATAAATGTAGTATTTTGACTCGTAAATATTTGGATTTAAATACAAGAAAATAGCAAAACATAATATTAAAAATAAACATATGGAAAATTTATAATAATCTTGCATTCCTATATTATTTGATTCAAAGTCCATTTAATTATATTATATTGATACATAATTAAATGAAATTATTTTAACTATAGGTTCTCAATAGCTGTTTTTTTACCATGACAATCTCTGCAAAGTGCTACTAAATTGTCAACGTGATTACTTCCACCATGTTCTAATCTTATAGTATGATCTACTTCAAACCAGGCAGGTAATTGTTTTTGACAATCTCCACAATGCCAATTTTGTTTAGCAGCAACAAATTTCTTTTTAGTTTCACTAACAGAACGTTTTGTAGTCTTAGTACCAGAATTCATTATTTTTTGTTGATATTTATAATTTGTCATATTATTGTTACGAATATTTTGTGGATGATTATAAAAATTTTGATTTTTTGTCATGTCTAAAATAGGATTAATAATATTACTTGTATTTCGATCAACCGGCAAATTTTTTAAATATTCATTGGAAGAATATATTATTTCTCTTGCACGTTCTGGGTTATTACGCATCATATAACATAAACATATACCAACAATAGCAACTCCAGCCATTTGATAGTATTTTTTCCATGTTAATGCCATGGTGAGATATTTACCATCAGTATATATATTTCCCATTAATAATAAAGTAAAAATCAATATTACAATTTCAAACCTCATGTTTACTTATAAAATATATAGATTAAAATCACCGCTAATAAAGTAAAAAAAAGATAAATATGATGTTTTTTTATTTGAAGTTTTTCACTTAACACCACTGGTATTGGTTTAAAATGACTCATATAAATATCATCGGCTTTAGCATGAGAAATATTATCTTTATTAAGATGAGTATTAATTTTATTATGTATAAAAATCATCCATCTTTTAAAAGATTCTCGACTGTCTAAATATGGAGAAACAGGATATTTATCCAAGAGACTACTAAAGTAATTTCCTATTTCAGGATCTGGTAAAAACAAAGGCATATTCATAATAAGATCGTAATATTTTCGCTGTGTAACTTTGTTGCAAACTTTTGGATAACAATTAGCAATAGAATGTAAAAAAAACCAATAATGTGGACCCCATATATCAGGATTATATTTCATAAATAAGTATATAGAATTTTGACATAATTAATATTTAGTATAATCGAATGGAAAACTATTGTAATAATTGTGGAAAAGTAGGTCATGTATTTAGTAACTGTAAATTACCTATTATTAGTATTGGTATCATATGTTTTAGATATAATAATAATAAAGTAGAGTATTTAATGATCAGAAGAAAAGAAACATTAGGATTTATTGAATTCATGAGAGGAAAATATGCAATTCAAAATAAAGAATTTTTATTGAATTTATTACGACAAATGACGAATGAAGAAAAAGATAAATTATTAAATAGAGACTTTGAAACATTATGGAAAGAAATTTGGTGTGATTCTGATACACAAATGAAATATAAATATGAAGAAAATACATCAAAAGAAAAATTTAATTTATTAAGAGAAGGAATAACATATAAAAGTGACAATTATACATTAAAATCATTAATAGAAGAATCAAAAGAAGTTCATGAATATGACGAACCAGAATGGGGTTTTCCAAAAGGACGAAGAAACTATAATGAAAATGATTATGATTGTGCTGTACGTGAATTTTGCGAAGAAACAGGTTTTTCGAGTAAATTATTACATAATTTGCAAAATATTGTACCTTATGATGAAAATTTCACAGGTTCTAATTTTAAATCTTATAAACATAAATATTTTATTATGTATATGAAATATGAAAATTCATTAGTAATGAATAATTATCAAAAATCAGAAGTAAGTAAAATGCAATGGATGGATTTAAATGGATGTAATGAAAAAATACGCTCCTACAATTTAGAAAAAAAAATGCTAATTAAGAAAGTGAATAATTGTTTGGAAAAATATGCTGTGTATGAATCATAGTTAATATATTATCTTATATTATAAGATAATATGGATGAAATAAAAGAAAGAAAATCAAGAAAAGGTGCCCCTAAGTGGCATATTCAAACAAAAGATGGATATGAACCTTTAAAACCATATAAATTTATTAGAGATCCAAATGATCCTGATGTTAGATTGATTCCTATGTCACTAAAAGCTATTTTAGAATCAAAAAAATGGGAAGATTTTTATAAAAAATTTTATTTAACAAAAAAATTTAGATACATAGATGATAAAGATTATCGTGATACTGTTAATCAAGTATCGGGAAAAACTGTTAAAATAAGAATTAAGAAAAAAGAAGCAAATATAACACAAAAAAATTCTCCAAGTAAATCTTCAAGTAAATCTCCCAACCAAGTTGTTATTATTAAAAAGAAGAAAAAAGTAAAAATAATAGAACCTGTTAAAAAAAAAGAAGAAATAGTACCAAAAAAGAAAATTATAGTTGTTAAAAAACAATTAACAAGATTACCAAAAGAAGATCATAAATTTGATGAAACATATTTAGAAAATTTATATCCAAATATAAATGATGAAGATTTTATAACGAAATTATCGTCACATAAAGAATTTGATACTACTAAATATGATGGTACGATTTATAAAATTAAAGATCGTTCTAATGAATTATGTCAAGAAGAATTTGAATTGATGCCACATCAGAATTTTGTTAGAAATCTTCTTTCATTTAATACACCATATAACAGTTTATTATTATTTCATGGTTTAGGTACAGGTAAAACTTGTAGTGCTATTGGTATTTGCGAAGAAATGCGAAATTATATGAAACAAGTTGGTTCAAAACGTCCAATTATTGTTGTTGCAGCACCAAACGTTCAAGATAATTTCCGGTTACAATTATTTGATGAACGTAAGTTGATTTTAAAAGGCGAAGAATGGAATTTGAATACATGCGTAGGTTTCAATTTATTAAAAGAAGTAAATCCAACCCAAATTAAAAAAGTTGATAAAAAGAAAATTGTAGATCAAATAAATAATATTATTAAAACAAATTATATTTTCATGGGATATACACAATTTGCAAATTATATTACAAAAAAAACATCTATTCCATTAAATACAAATTATAACAAAGAAGAAAAAGAAAAAATTAAGAAAAAGAAAATTAAAAAATTTTTTAATAACTGTTTGATTGTTATTGATGAAGTACATAATTTGCGTATAACAAATGATAATACAGGTTCTAATAAAAAAACAGCCGAATTATTAATGGAAGTAGCCGAAGAAAGTGATAATATGAGAATGTTGCTTCTTTCAGCTACACCTATGTATAATTCTTATGAAGAAATCGTCTGGTTAATTAATTTAATGAGTATTAATGATAATAAAAATACTTTGAAAATAAATGATATTTTTGATTCAAAAGGTTCTTTTCAAAAAAAAGGAAAGGAAACATTGATACGTAAATTGAATGGATATGTTTCATATGTCAGAGGTGAGAACCCATACTTATTTCCTATGAGTATATATGCAGAATCTAATGATTATTTTAATTATAAAGTAAAAACACCAACTATGCAGCTTAATAATAAAAAAATAACTAATAATTTAAAATTTCTTCCTTTATTTTATAATCAAGTAGGTTCATATCAAAAACAAGTATATGATTTCATTTTACAAACACGAAAGAAAAAGAAAGAAGAAGATTTATTTTTCAAAATGACAAATAATAAAAAGTTATTTGAGAACATGGATTCTTTTGGATACGAATTGTTACAAAAACCAATAGAATGTTTAAATGTATGTTTTCCAAATATTGACATTAAATTTGATGAAGATTATGAGTCAAGTGAACGTGATTATTTAATCACTACTATGATAGGAAAAAATGGATTGAAAAACGTTATGAAATTTAAAACAACTCCAAAAGATCTTATTAAATATAATTTTGAATATAAATATCCTGAACTAGGTAAATTGTTTCATACTGATAATTTACATAAATACAGTGCAAAAATGCATAATATATGTAATATAGTAAAAGAATCAAAAGGAATTATATTAATATATTCACAATTTATTGATGGAGGTGCTATTCCAATGGCATTAGCTTTGGAAGAAATGGGTTTTACACGTTATTGTAGCGATAGTTCTATTAAACCATTATTAAAAAATCCAGCCGAACCAATTGATTCTTTAACAATGAATACAAAAAGTGATGATTTTAATCAAGCAAAATATATTATTGTAAGTGGAGATAAATCTTATTCACCAAATAATGATGCTGATATTAAATATTTGAATACTGCTGATAATAAAGATGGAAAAAATGTAAAAGTTGTAATTATATCTATGGCAGGTTCAGAAGGTATAGATTACAAAAATATAAGACAAATCCATATATTGGAACCATGGTACAATATGAATCGTATAGAACAAATAAAAGGACGTGGAATTCGTAGTTTAAGTCATTGTTTACTTCCTTTCGAACAACGTAATTGTGAAATATTTTTACATAGTACTACTTTTGATAATAATGTTGAACCAGCAGATAGATATATTTATAGAGTAGCTGAAAGTAAATCTGTAAATATTGGAAAAATTACTCGTATAATAAAAGAAAATGCTGTTGATTGTTTATTAAATATAGGACAAACAAATTTTACACAAGATAAATTGGCAAGCTTACAAGATAACAATAATATCGAAATAGAAATGCCAAATGGTAAAATGAGAACCGTTAAAATGGGTGATATGCCATATTCAAATATTTGTGATTACATGGAATCATGTGACTATTTATGTAATGCAAATGAAGTAGAAAAGATTAATCATTCATCAAATAATAAGAATTTTATTATAACAAATAATGAAAAAATAATGAATATTATAAAAGAACTTTTTAAAGATATACCAGGTGAAAGAGTCGGTAAATTTTATTTCAAATTAGATGAACTAATTAATTCTATAAATATAAAACATAATTATTCATTATATCAGATTTATTTTGCATTAGATGAATTGTTAAATAATGAAAATGAAATTATTTATGATAAATATGAACGTGAAGGTCACTTGGTAAATAGAGGAGATTATTATTTGTTTCAACCGATGGAAATAACAGATAAAAGTGCTTCAATATATGAACGTGAAACACCAGTACATTTTAAACATCAAAAAATAGAAATAGATTTACCAATTGTAGTAAAAGAAGAAGAGAAAAAGGAAAATGATTTTAATGTTTTGATGGATTCAATAACAAAGAAAGCAAATATTATTTTTAATAAAAAAGAACAAGAGAAAGATGTATACACTTGGTATAATACTTGTTTAATAATAATACCACATTTAAAGAAACAATACAAGATAAATGATAAAGATATAAATAAAATGATTTTAACACGTATATTGGATAGTTTGACAAATGAAGATAAAATGGTTTTATTAAATAATATTTATGATTCATGGAAACCTAGTAATGAAATAGAAATAATGATAAAATTTTATTTTGATGAAAAGATTATTATGACAAATGATGGAAAAGAAAGTGGAATGATATTTATGATGGAAAATGTGAAAAAATATTTTATTTTAAAAAATGGAAAATGGGAAAATGCTGAATATACTGACGTTCAAGCAATTTTGCAGTCAAAATCATTTAGAGAAAAGATAATTGTAAAGCATAGTAATATAA